GTATCTCGTATAGCTCGTCCTCTTGGTATGGCGTGACAACCTCAAGTGGTGACCCACCAGACTCGACCCGCTGATCATTCGACCAAAACCTAATATACTCGTGCCCGACCTCTAAAATAAACTTGGTGTCGACCGAATACTGGAAGCTGTTGAGGACACACTTCCTGTCGTCATACTTGGCGTAGCCTAGGTGCTTGGTGCCAGAACGCTTCTCGACCTGTCCGTAGCGGGTAGGGATGAAGTTTTCACACGTCCGCGCAGCAGACTTGTAATTNCCGAGGTCAAACCTCCCTTTGAGGACGTCTGACCATACTCCTCCATTNAATTTNATTTGGGCGGTTTCCATGTGGTGATGTTATTCTATCTGCGTTTCCAATGCAAGCCACCTAGTATCGGTGAACTTTCCATCAGTCGTTGCATCAGATTGGTTTCCCTGCTACCAGAAGCCTTGGCGTCGTTGTGCATAGCCTTAGATAGGGCTACCGTATACTGCCTCTCCAGCAGGACTGCCAGCTCCGCGTCACCAGTCAGTCTGGCACACGTTAGGCTCGCCAGCTTTAATGCCAGTGACTCGGTGAAGGATGGGGCGAACAGGTTGGTGTCTACAACTCTTGCGATGTAGGTTATCTCGACTACGTCGTCGTCGGTCAGTAATACTCCACCCTCAATTTCAAAATTCTTAGAAGAAGCCGTGGTAGACTCTCCGTTTACGTCCTTGATTCTTATACAGTCGGACGGCAACTGGTATTGGTGTGCCCAGCCAAATGGTGGCGTGGTGGACAGCTCTGTTAGCTTTGCCCTGCGACCTGCAAAGTCCCAGCGGTGTTCCTCCAGTAGTAACTCAAGCGCATGAGGATACTGGTCGTTCATGACCACAGCAACTGGGTCGGTATCAGACTCGATGTCTGTGATTCGTCCCTCACGAAACTTGGCGAGGGCTACGTTTGCAATTTCAGTTTTAGTCATGATTAAAAAAGAAGGGTATGGCGGGAGATTAAGCCCACCATACCCTAATAGGTAGTTTAGTTACGGTCGATGTAAGTGATTACAACGCGTGCAGTAGCATCTGCAACTGTTCCAGCTGCTGAGGTTACTGTAAGTGCGATCTTCTCTTGACCAGCCTCGACTGCGAACAGTGCGCCGCTGTCAACAAGGGCGACAGTAGCTGCGGAGCTAAGGTCGATGCCAGAGTTGATGTCACCACTTCCACCGAAACCGAGGTCGCAGGTGAAGGTAGAGCCAAGGGACTCAGTTACGATGTAGGACTCAGCGCGGTTGATGAGGGCACCCTGTGGGAGCTCAACAACTTCGATGGTGTCTCCACCAGTTTCAGTGCCGACAAGAGTCACGGTAGCGTTAACTTGACGAACTTTGCCAGATAGGAGACGACCGTCGATGCGGGAATCACCTTTAGCGGATTGACCTGCTGCGAGGTCTGATTGGTATGTAGCCATGGTATTATATTAAGTGGTTAGGGTTTGATTAGGCACGAGCGACGTTGATCTTGATTACACCTTCGTCGTCAAGACGGGTGCCACCGAATGCCCACTCAGAACGAATCTGAACGTCGTGACGTTTCTGTGGAAGGGTGTCAACGAATGTCTTAGGCTCTTCTGCGTAACCGAAGGCTACACATGACTTAGCGAATGCAAAGCACTCACGAGTTCCGCCAACTACTGGCATAAGGCTAGGATCGACTGCGATGATGGTGAAACCAAATGCGTCAACGATGCTGCCGCTTTGTGCTTCTTCCAACTTCGCGCGATAGTCGCGGTTGATGAACTTGTCGTCAAAGAGCAAGTCTTCGATTTCTTGGTGAGTTACTACCATGCCGAGTGGGCTTCCGCCTTCGACGTTTTGACCAGCAACGTTCTTGAGGCCAAGACGTGTGCGAGCGTTTACGATCTTGTCGTAAGTAAGTCCGCTGTCGGTCGTGGTGCCGTCGTGGTGGTAGGTCTTTGCGATTGCGTTAGCAGAGTCAAAAGGAACAACGGTGTTACCGTTCTTGCCTTCGTAAACGTCAGCACCAAGCATGTTGATGATAGCTGCGTCGCGGTCGCGTCCTGCCGCTGCCATGTGTGACTTGATGATGCTCGCGTGTGGAGAATCAATCTCACCCAAACGGATGCTGTCTACACGAGAAACGAAGTTCTCAGCAGTTTTGAAGTTGACGTAGAGTGAACGCATCTCTGTGTTCACGTCCTCTGGGGCGGAATCAGCAAAGCGACCAGTCATATCTTGACTAGAAATCTTACCGAGTTTGTTGAAACGTCTGCTCTCGCCCATTACTGGGTAGACTGGGACAAGCCCTTGGAGACGTGATGATAGTTGCTGGACTTCGAGACGCCACTCGTCTTCATAAAGTGAAGGGAAGTGCGCTGGAATTGTGGATGTTAGTGACATTTTGTAATGTTGGTTAGTTGGTTTGGTTTGTTGTTTAGAACTCACCGAGATGCTGGAGTGTCACCCTGTTGGGCGGTCGCTTGATTCTGGTGATCAAGTCCTTACTCTGGGCATCTCCCACTAACCGACCGTCGCCAGCTGCATAAGAAATGGTATCCGTGTTGGACAGATTTATTAAAACATGACTTGACATTGAAGTCAAGCAACCTGTAGAAACAAAAACCCCCCTCACCGAGAACGATGAGAGGGGCCTTTTATTATGAACACATGCGAGGGAACAGAAAAAACCTCGCAGGGACACTATGAACTGTTTCTTGTTTTTGTCAAATTTATTTTACCCCCTCCCCAAGGGAAAACACAGAAAACTCAAGGAGGAGGCTCGGTGGGTCCCACCGCGATTACATTGATGATAGCTTACGCAGCTCGTGATACTTTGCACGCACGTCTGGTGGAGCCAGAGCCATGTTTGGATACTTACCGTAGAGTGCGTTAGCCTGCTCTCGGAACCCTTGACCAGCTGCTTGTGGCGTGCCACCACGTGGGGCATGACCTTCTTGGAGTGATCCGTGCTTCTCTAGTAGCATGTTAAGCACTCTAGGAGAGCGTAATGCGGCTAGGTCTGCTTGGTTATCTGTATCAAAGCCTAGTGTGGTAGCCATGTTTACCGCTGCCTCAATGTTGGAGTCATACTTGTCGCCCCACATTTTCTGCACCTCGCCACGTTGCGCCTCCATCTCGGCTGTGGTGGTCTCGCTGATCTGGTTTGTAGCCATCTCAAGCTGCTTGGAGGTGATGTCCGAATATGATTGTGCAATCTTAGCCGCTTGGTCCTGTGACAGTCCAGCCTCGTGAAATACGTTTGACCACTCGCCAGCAAGTCCAGCATCCCAGTCCATGCCCTCTGGCATGTCGCTAGGCTGTAGATTGTAGGCTGTGGCACTCTCTGGAACGCCGATAGCCTTGCGGTAGTCTGCGATCTCTACGTCTGAGCTACCCTCGCTTGGGACGATAACACCTTCAACCTTCTTGCCAGCAAAGCTGATTAGGTTGGCTGCACCCTTAAGTAAGCCCTCTGGGGACTTATACTTGGCTACGGTGTTGGTTAGGTCGCTGAGACCATTTTCCTCAAGTAGCGTGGTGTAGTTCTCTGCTAGGTTACCCTCAGAGGTATACAGCTGGTCCATTAGGTTACCCTGTGGTGCTGGCGTAGCCTCAGAGCCTTGTGGGCTACTGAATACGTCAGTTGTTGCTGCTGGTGCGGACTCAGTCACTGGGGCTGAGGGTGTCGGTGTTGCAGCTACTGGGGCTGCTTCTTGTGTTGTTTCTTCCATGTCTTTTATTTGTATTTTCTGCCTTCAATGGCAAAGTTTCTCTCAAGCACTTCGGTCATGTTGTCATACCGAGCCTTAAATCTTTCTTCGGTCCAGTTGGCTTTACGCCAAAGGACCACGACTGGAGTAGCCTCCCCCATGTTTTTACCGTTACCTTCTTCAAAGAAGTGCTTTGGGGCGTCACCATGTGGCTGCTTGTCAAACTCAGTTACCTCTGGGACTGGCACCTCAATAGGCTCAAGACCAATGTCTGCCACTGGCTCGTCTGACCCAACATCTAGGTCATCTGAGCTGGTTAGCGGGTCATCTGCGGTGATTGTGGAGTTATTCTCCGCAAGTGCATCAGCGGTCAGCACGAGGTCTTCGATCTCGTCACGATGCTTTTTGTAGCTGTAGTGCTTAAACCTAATCTTGCCGTCCTCTCGGACTGTGGCGATAAGTTTACCGTCTCTAAATACCTCACCGTCGGTGAGCCTAATTGTCATGCTGCTCATATTGTAGTTCTCCTTTTTGTAGTTTGCAGATAAGTGACACGATTGCACGCTCACCATCTCTGATGGCTGCACGATATGGGTCCACGTGACCGCTTGTGTCTGCGATGAATGTCCTCTCAATTAAACCAGAGGCACCCACAAGGAAGTCTACAAGTAGCTTGCCTTCGGGTGTTGTTAATGCTTTTTCGGCAGCCTTAGCCACCTGTGCGTCTATTTGTCTCATAAGTTGTTAGCCCATGCCCTCCATCATGCCTTCGGGGAGTTTACCTCCGTTTGCTGATGCTACGTCCTTGCCAATGGCTGCGGACTGGGCTGCCTGTTCCATCTGTGCCTGCTGTGCTTGAGCCTCAGCCCTTGCCTGTCGCTTCTCAGCTACGACGTTCTCCTTAACGAGCGCATCCTCTGGTAGACCAGCATTGCGCCAGCCGTCACGGAAGTGTGTGTCGGTGTCTAGGTTGTCTAAGATGGATGGGTCCTGCTCCACGAGTGGTGATTGGATTGCCATGTATTCGGCGTATGAGCTGTTTTGCTTGGCTTTGATAGCCAATGAGATACGGTTACTGTATGAAACTTGTGGTAACGGGACGCTGCCTACGTCTCCACCAAGGATGGACATGAGTTCTTCTGGTGGCTGTGGCATCTTGCCCTGTCTCCAGAGGATACCAAAGATACGCTTAAGCTTGGGGTCCAGATATTCACTGGTCAGTGCTGAGAATGTTGGAGAGAACTGCATTACCTTCTCTGCCTCACGTAGTGAGGCCTCAGTGGCTGTCATGGTGCGGTCAATCTGTGCAAAGAGTCTGAACAGGTCACCATGCATGATCTCTTGGATGGTCTTCTTCTTTTCTGCCACGCGATCCTGTCCGATATCATATCTACCAGACGTAGCCCACTCACGTGGTGCCCTATTAGGGTCCATGTCGTTGACGTAGGTAATGTCTAAGGCACCGATACCAATTTCACCCTCCATGCTCGCAGGAGCCAAGATAGGTGGGTTGGCAGCCTTCTCAGCTAAGACGTCCATCTGCTTTTGCAACAGGGACAGCTTGTGTGCCTCTGGCAAGGCAATCCATGTAGGAGCGAAGCCGTATGGGCTGTTACCGAATGAGAGGTAGCGGGTCACATGTGCAGGCATCTCGTAGTAGCCCTGCTCGGACACTACCTTCTTGCTTTCCTCGTGGACACAGACCATCTGGAATGGAAAGTCTTGATTCTCTTCCCATGGCTTGGTCTTCTCGACCATGATAAGGAATGTGTAAGAGTCATTCTTCTTTGGGTCTTGAACTTCCTTTTGTAGCTTCTCTGGTAGTTGTTCGATGCCAAACTCGGTAGCTGCCTGCTGTGCAGTGTATGCCACCTCGTAGACTACGCTGTCCACTCGGTTACGGTGGTCTTGTCCAATGTAGTATGTGCCTATCGGCAGGTTACGGAAGTTGAGGTTGTCGTATTCGTCGTCCCACTCACTGAAGTCAGCACCTGTGCCAAACGAGGCACGGTCCAAGTAGGTCTCTTGGATGCTGGTGTAGAAGTTTGACTGGTCTAGGCGGTATGTGATCTCCTCAGAGCATTCACGATAAAACTTGATTGCTGCGTCTGATGTCTCCAGCCCTTTAGGTGGAGTTAGGTTGTGCCAAACCTCTTCACGTGGAGTGACTAAGCTACTAAATCCGTTAGCCAGCTGTAGGCAGGCGATACGGAGACTTGAGTCGTGAAGTTGTGCAGAGTTGATGAGCGGAGGCAGGGAACCACTAGAGGCACCAGTCACCTTGCGAGGCATACAGAGTTCTGCTACCTCGTCCCATAGCTGCTCATGGGGAGTGCGTAATCCACGCAGTGAGTCACGCTTACTTATTACATATGTGCCGTCCATTAGTTCCAAAGTTTGGAGGCAACACCGCCTGCGGCTGGTTGGTCCTTTTTGCTCTTAAGCTTCTTGTCGAAGTTAGTCTTTTCGTTTACTGTTGATGCTGCACCCATGCCGTATTCCTTAATCGGCTGTGTGACCTTGTTAACAGTCTTGGACTTGGAGAACATGCCTCCTCCTGCTATTCCTTTAACTCCCACGTTAGCCTAGTGTAGTCTTTCCACCATATCCACCAGTCTCGCCTGCGAAGGCTGTCTTGGTCTGCTTCTGTCTCTTCTTAAGCTCCTCCTCAAAGTTGGAGTTACCGCTTTCGTTCTCGGCGGCAAGATCGACCATTTGCGCTTGTGGTGCGGCTGGCTTTGGTGGTTTTGGTTTGCTTCCCATGATGTTAAAGACACTATCACGACATAGCGAGCTATGTCAAGTGTTTAGGAATTACCGAATGACGCCTTGGCTCTGCCTACACCACGCTTAGATAGATTGTCGATCATGCGACCAGACATCAATGCTTCTGCGAAGTATCCAAAGCTGTCAGCGAAGTGCGAACTATAGTCATGTTCTACAACATTGGTTACACGTCCATCTTTCTTTGTCTCCCTGTAGTGATAGTTGTCTAAGGCGTCTAATAGACCATCCTCGACCTCAAGTGTGTCTGAGTTGAAGTATAACTGACTGAACAGGTCATGCATGGCTCTGATACGCTTATTGGCAGCATCGTTAGGCACTCTGTCTAAGACCTCTACGTTAGCTAGTCCTGCATTCCTTAGCTTGTCAGCAAAGCTGAGATTGTCAGCACCTCTGGCTCTGCCATCGTGTGGAAGGAAGTGTTGACCATAATGATATCCCTTCTTCATCATGTGTGCGACACGTTGTGCCGTATCCATCTCAAGACCGAAGTCACAGTCAATAATTCGATATGTCAAATCCACCTTTTGAAAATATGTCACAACAGTGTTGGCAGCCGAGCCAAGGTCCCATGTGGTGTGGACTAGGTGACTGTCACTAGGAGCTATAGAAAGGACTCGTCCCTCGTCTCTGGCTTTAGCAAGATGCGTAGCATACACTGCACCGATACGTGCCACGTTAAAGTCACACTCCATCTCTTGCATGTAAGCAATCTCACCGATCTCCGATCGTATGTCTTGAAGGTCTTGATCTGCGATCAATCCAGACTCGCTAGCCTTGAGGACTAAGCAGAATCTCTTGTCTGGGTCAGCCTTGGCTCGTTGCACGTTACGGTAAAGTGACCCTTTACCCTTTGGGGTTCCTGTCGATAAAAACCATCCACGGTAGTCAAGTAG